GGCGCCGAACATGATCAGGTTCTTGCCCCAGAAGGCCGCCGATGTCGCCGCGCTGAGGCCGGCCATGCCGCCGGCAACGGCAAAGCCGACGCCGATGAGTGCCACACCGAGGATGACTTTGAGCAGGCCGTTGCGCTTGCTGCCGCACGCAACGGGCACAAGATGGAAGTCAGTTTCGCCGCCCAGGTGCATCATCAGCTCCGTGTCGTCAAGCGCATAATTACCGCGCAGGACGCGGAACTCGCCGTGGCGGATGAAAGACAGGAATCCCTTCAGCTGGACTCCAAGGGCGCGGATCACTTCACCCGGCGTGTCCACGTCGAGGACGTACATTTTGCCGAAGCGGCGGCGCAGTGCGCCGTGCAGAATGATCCTACGTCTCATAGCGGATCCACCTCACAATATGCCGCTGCCAGCGGCCGACAGGCTCGCGGACGGACAGGCGGTTGTACAGATGATGCAGGATGAGGCCGCCCCCAAGGTATACGGCCGCGTGGTTGACGACATTCGACCGCGGCACGACGATCAGCGCCACGTCGCCCGCTTCGGGCTGTTCCTCCGGCGTCATGGCGCGGAACCCGGCCTCCTCGAAATTCGCGCTGTACAGGTCTTCGCCGCTGCGCCACCAGTCGTTGTCGCGCGGGAAATCCGGCAGCGTGACGCCGCGTTCCAGTCGGTAATAATCCCTCACAAGGGCATAGCAGTCGCCTCGCCCGTCGTTTCCCGAAGGGCCGTGCCGGAACTGGCGCCCCAGCAGCGGAGGCACCGGCAAGCTGTCACCCCAGCAGAATGGCGGCTCTGCGTAGTCCTTATATGAAACACAAATGCCAAACGGGACGCCGCAGGCGATCTGCGACTGCATATCCGAAGCGCTCGGCTCGCCGGGGCCGTCGGGGTGACTGTGGACGACAGCGGCAATATTATTTGCCATCATTTTGGCCGCGATCCTGAAATCGTGTTCAGGATCAGCGGCCGTGTTTTCGCAAGGCAGATATTCTCCATCAGAAAGAATCAGGCCGCACGATTCGCGCGGGTATTCCGCGACGGCGTGCAGCCTGATCTTGTCGTTCAATTCTCTGTTGTTGAAGTCGATCATGTTCATGCCCTCGTTCTGGCAACGCCGGGGAATCCTCCGTAGTACAGGGGATTGCCCTCGCCGAATCTCAGCACGCAGTCGCTCAGCCGGTGCCCGCACACGTCGCCGCTCCCGTCGGTCGTCTCGCCGTTCTTGCCATCACCCGCTTCGCCGGTGTAGGGGCAGGCCATATCCGTGCCGTCATAGACAAACTCATCCTCGCCGCTGTCCCAGTGGCGGTAGATCCACGGGCAGGCATCGCGGAGGACCTGGCGGCTCGGCAGTTTGAGGTTCGGAAGGTCGAGCGGTGCGAGCAGCTCCCAGACGGCGTTCTGCTTGTTGACGCTGACGCGGTCCACCAGAAAGACGTCGGAAGGATAGGCGATCGACTCGCCGCCGTCCTCATGTCCGTCGAGATACCTGTCGAGCGTGCGGATGCGGTACAGGGTCGCGCCCTGCCCGCCTTTGTAGCCGAAGATGAGGTCGAGCATCCGCTGCGGGATCTCGCCGGCGTCATCCGCGACTGACGTGGTGATCTTCGGCCTGGGCAGCGTGTCGCCTTCCCAGGTGAAGCCCTCGGCTGCGAAGTTCATCGGCGGGTATTCGATGCCGCCGAACTGGACCGGCGAGCCGTCTTCCTCACAGCAGTTCGCCCAGCGCAGGATCGGCCCTCCGAGGGAGGAACAGTCGAGCGTGTACAGGAAGATGAACGCGCCGGGATTGAGGCTCTGCGAGGTCTCGGAAAGAAGTTTGACGGGCATCAGGCGAACACCTCCGTCAGCTCGGCGGTCATCGAACAGACGCCGCGGTCAAACGGACGCGTCCACTTGATGCAGCGCCACGTCTGTGCCGCCTGTCCCGGCTTCGCCCATGTGAACGGCTGACCGTAACGGGCCTTGAAAAACTCGTGGATCGCCGAAGCCTGCGCGAACGTCAGCACCGGCCACGACAGCTCCAAGGACTCTCGCGCGGCGTTCAGTCCGTCCGCGACTACCTGCTCATAGCCGTCGCCGAAGGGGTTGCTCTTCGTCTTGATCTCGATCGAGGCGGACGTCGTCTTCGGCCGGACGGGAGGCGTAAAAACAGGATATGTCATTTTCTCGCCTCCTAATACGCCGCGGCGCCCTTGAAGAACCCGCGCCGCTTGTAATCGTACAGCTTTTCGGTGACTTGGACGGAGACGACCTCCTTGATCATCTTGCCGAGGGTCGTGGCCTGCTCTTCGTTCATGTCACCGTTGCCGGAGTTGTCGACATTGATGTTGATATTGATGTCACCCGTGCCGCCGCCCATGCCGGCGCCGATGGCCTGCATCTGGCCGGGCGTGAACACGCCCTCTCCGTTCTTCAGCAGGGCAAGCTGTTCGCCCGGACGGACCACGCCGCCGGTGTGGAACTTCGGAAGGATCCGCCGCATGAACGTCGGCGCGTCGGATCCGACGATGCCGCCGGAATGCATCCCCGGAAGGAACGAGAACAGCCCGCTGAGCAGCCCCCTGGAGCCCTTGCCGTCTCCGAAGAGCATCCACTTGAGCGCCATCTTCTCGATCTGCTTGCCCAGGTCGGTCAGCATGTCGCCGAGGCTCTTGCATTCCACTAACGAGTCGACGATGCCGTTCTGGAAGTCCTCAAGCCAGCCTTTGGTCAGTTCGTGGAGTGTCTTCATGCGCTCCCTGGCTTGCTCTGTCCCGTCGGCAAACTGCTGCAGCGCTTTGGGAGACTGGACGCCGAGGCTGTTCATCGTCTCGATCAGCTTCTGCGCTTCAGCCTGAGCTTGTGCTGTAGACATCGTGCCGAGATCAATCTTCTCGCGGATACGGTCAAGAGCACTGTCAGCCGCAGCCTGGAGGGCGGCGTAATCCTGGCGCATAGTCTCTGTCAGCGAGTCATATTCCTTGCTGTCCTGCTTGCCCTTGAATCCGTTCAGCGCGTCCACCGACGCCTGATAGCGGGCTTTCAGCTGCTCGAAATACGCGTCAGCGGACGCAAGGCCAACCTGATAGCGCCAGTCTTCCGTCTCCCTGATACGCTGCGCCGATTCCTGGGCTTTCGTCTTGATCTCTTCCATCCCTTCGAGCTGGAGATCTTTGACGGCCTTCCACTCCTCGCTCAGGCGCGGATAGCGGCCGAGCATCTGATCGAGCACGGGCAGGAAGTCGGACACGGACGCGCCGGCGTACTTAACCTCATCGCGCATCCGCTGGATGATCTTCTGGACAGCTTTCAGGCGGTCCTTGGCGGTGGAGTTTTTCGACGTGCCGGAAGAAGTGCGAGTGCTAGTATTACCTTTTGCACCTGTACCAGTGCCCGCGTCGCCACCGGCGTTAGCGTCAATGCCTTCACGAGCAGCGGCAGTGTTGATTTTGATCTTGGACGCCTCTTTACGAGCAAAATCACTCACGCTTTTAAAAGCGCTAGCAATCTCCGTTGAAACGCCATCCATCAATTTTTCTCTATCGAAATCGTCGAGAGCTTTTCTTGCCTCCTCTAATTCTTTCGATAGATCGCCAGATTGAGTATCGTATTGTGATCTACGTTCCAAGTCAGCCACAGTACGCTTTAATTTGTCACGCTGCTCCTTGTCGGCTTTACTTAATTTTGCTTCGTTAATATTTGACTGAATTTTGTCTTGGATAAGCCCGATCGCCGCTCCAATCACCATGCCCTTGGCACCGAACAGAATCTTGCCGAGGAGGCCGTATTCCATAGTTGAGGCGTATCGCTCGAAATTTTCGATAAAACCTGCAAGGCTGTCAGCTACTGAAGCAATAGCTCCAAGCGCAGCCGAAAGCATAGTATTGATCCCGTCCTGGACCTTCCGAACAAAGGCCGGATACGAATTCGAGTTCGTGAACTTCTCCCACTGCTTGCGCACGTCGATCAGCAGCAGCCGAAGATTATCGAACGGGCCGCCCGTCCCGGCGTCGCCGGCGATCTGGCGCTTGAAGTCCGTCCACATGCCGGACATGGTGTTGATATTGCCCTGCCAGGTGTCCTTCATCGTGTCCATGACGCCGCCGTATTCTTTTTGGATCGTCTGGACGATGCCCTGGCGGATCTCCTGCAGCCCGTTTTTGACCGTGGTGACAGTGTTGCCGATCTGGATCTTCGCCTCGTTGCCCGCCGTGGAGAGCTGGATGCCGTAATAGCGCAGCGTGCGGGCGTTCGCGGTCACAAGGGCGTTGGCCGCGTCCTGCATACTGGTGCCCATCAGCGCGGCCAGATTGCCGACCGCCTGAGTTGCTTCCTCGGTGTTCGCGACTGCTGCCGATTTGAGGCGCACGAAGGCGGCGATCGCGTCGTCGGTGTCGACGGGATTCTCGGCCGCCCACTTGGACATCCGTTCAAAGACTTCGTTGGCGGTCTTCTGGTCCTTGGTGACGGCCAGCAGGCGCTTGCGGTACGTCTCGAACTCCGCGCCGGTGCTGATAAGGTCCTTCGCCAGCTTGCCGAGGCCGAGCGCCGAAGTCAGGCCGAGGAACGCCGTCTTCAGGTTGAGTACCTTGCTCTTGAGGACATTCATCGAATTCGTGACGTTCGACAGCCCCTTCGTCGTAAACTCCGCGTACAGCTGCCCCACGCGCAGTGAATCACCTGCCATGTTCTCACCTCCCGTTGACCGTCTTTAAAAAGTCGTTCATGTCCAGCTTTTCAGGCTCTTTCGGCCTGCCGGACGCGCTGATGATCGCGCCGAGCCTCTGCGGATCGTTGAACGCCAGCGCCGTGAAAAAGGCGCGTTCCGCTTCCAGCCGCTCGACGCGCCCGGCGCACATCATAAAATGAGAGTATGCCATGTCGAGTACCTGCGAAGGCAGCCAGCCGTAAACATGACATACTCTCGTGACTATTTCTGCGATGTCTGCTTCTCTTCCGCCGTCGCCGTCGCCGTCTCCGGTTCCGGCACGATCGCCAAAGGGGGCTGTTTATCCTCCCCGTTGACCACGTAACTGAACAGCTTTTCAAGCGCTCTGACGGGCACAGCGTCCACGTCCAGACCGGGGACGACCTCCTTCACGATCTGCGACATACCCTGCCACACGTCCCGCGTGTCTTTCGCGTCCTGCAGCGCCTTGTCGGCCTTCAGGACGGTGCGCAGCGTGATCTCCTCGACGGGATAATCGACGCCGTTCCAGCGGATCGACTTCTTTTCGCCGAGCAGTTCGTCAAGGTTCAGCATCAGCTAACTCCTAATCGCCGCCGGAGGGCGTCGCCGTCGGATCGCCGATGATGACCGTCTGTCCGAGCGTGGCCTGCGCCTGCGACGGGTAGGCCTTGAACTTCACGTTGACGACCTTCAGCGCCGTCTTCTCATAGCTGAGCTCCAGCGAATCGCCCAGAGGCGCGGCGCAGGGGAACAGAAAGTCCCTGCTCTTGTCGCTGTCGGCGTGCGAAAGAGGATGCACGCGCAGCTCGCCGGCATACGTCAGCATCGACGCGCCGGCCGTGGAGCCGAGGACCAGCTTTTTCTTCGTGGCCGTCGTTCCGTCGGTGACGAGCGTCGAGCCGGGGAACGCCAGCGCCAGATTCTCCAGCGTGAACTCGGCCAGAGGCACGTCGATCGTGACGGTCCTCTTGGTGATGATCTCGTCGACGGGATCCAGCTGCTGATCCACCTCGATCTCCGTCGTCTCCAGGTTGGCCGTCACCTTGATGCCGCCCTGAGTGTCGCCGAGACTGACTTCGCTATTCGCGCCGGGGGCCTTGAAATAGACGCGCCCTGCGCCGATGTCATATTCCTTCGTCGTTGGCATTGTTTTCTACTCCTTCCGTTTCCTTCCACTGTGCAGTGATCTGCACGTTGAACTCATGAACATACCGCGCGCCGTCCTTGCCGAGGAAAAACGGTTCCTGACGCGCGACGATGCCGCTCAGCGAGCGGCGGTCAGCGCCTTCCGGCACGTGATCGACAAGCGCGTGGAACGCTTCCCAGCACAGCGACTCCGAGGCAGGGAACGTCGCAGCCGAGGCGCGCACCTGAAAATACTGCGTGCCGATCGGCAGATACTCTTCGCTGTCGCTGCTGTACGGGATGATCACGACCGCGCCGGCGTCGAGCGTGCTTTCGGGCGCGTCGATGATGTACGCGTTTCCGATGCCCGCATCGACGAGCAGCGCTCGGACTGATTCGACCAGCGTCATTTGAAGATCCCCGCCTTTCTCTTCGCCCTCTCCAGGTACACTGACCAGCGGCTCTTGACTTTTGGCAGGGCCTTTTCGAGCCACTTCCAGCAGCCGACAGCCGGCTTGGTGACGCGATGCCCTGCGGCCGTCACCTTCCAGTTGCGAGGCTTCCAGTCCGGCGACTCGTGCAGCCAGATCGCGTAAGGCGTGTTGTACGAAACGAACACGCGCCGATCGCTTGTTTTGCCGCCCATGCGCGGCGTACTCTTGCCGATCGTCTTGCCACGGCTGCCGGAACCGTTCTGCGCTTCGCTGTACACCGCCGAAGCGTCAGGCAGTTTTTCGACCGTCACCGTGCCGGACCTCCGCAGCGTGCCCGTATCAAGCGGCACGTTGTTCATCGCCTGCGTGATCGCGTCCTGACCGGCGAGCCAAAGCATTTCCTCGACGACGCGCTGCAGCTTGTCCGCCGCATCGTCGCCGTGCCACTCGACGCGCACGTCAGACATAGCACGTCCGCCCCTGTTCCTTGCCGGCAAGGTCGACGATCGTCTCGACCGCCTTGACCACGCCGCCGACAGTCTGACTGCCGATCTCGATCGTCAGCGTGTCGCCTTCGTTCACCTGTGCGTCCACCATGACGATGCTCTGATAACTCCTCTGGTCCGCCGAAGACGAATCACCCATCACGCCGCGCGCCCAACCGCTTTTCTTCGTCCAGCGGCAGCGAATCGTCTGTGATGCCGGCGCGGCCGGCTGGCCGAAGGCGTCGAACTCGGCCGTGCGCGGCGTCCAGGTGCACGTCTGCCGAAGGTACCCAGTTACAAGAGCCATGCGGGCCCCTTCTTTCTGCCGCCCTGACCGTCTACGCCGTAGCTGATGATCCGCCAGGCTGCCGGGGCGATGCTGCTCGGACGTCCTTTGACGGCATAGGTTTCCGACAGGCCCGTAACGCTGAACGACTGTACGCCCTCAGCCTGAGCCGAAGCTCTGGCGCCCAGCAGCCAAAGCGCCTGTTCGTAGGTCGCCGCATCGATGTCAGCATCCGGCAGTCCTGTGATGTACGGGGCCAGTGTATCGGCCGCGCTTACGAGGGCTGCTTCCTGACGTTCCTGCGTCTCGCCGGTGAAGGCGTCGCCGCCGAGGCGGGCGCTCCAGTAGGCGACGGCGTTTTCTCGGGTTGCGGACATTCGGCATTCTCCTTCCCCTCGTCGATCGGGACGACGCCTTCGACGTTCGCCTTTTTGATACCCGAGATCAGTTCCGCGTCGTCGGTCTCAAAAAATCCGCCGGCGAACCGCGCGCAGCGGCCGCCGACGAAAATGCAGATGCTCGGGTAATGGTCAGACCGGAAACGCATCGCTTTAGCCCGTGATGCCGGTGATCTTGCCGTGGTAGACTTCGGGGCCGTAGGCAAGGCCGATCTGGCCGTAATACTGGCCGCTCTCGCCGGCGCCGGTCTTCGACAGAGGCTCATAGAACATGTGGCCCTTGCCGGGAACGGCGAGCGACACGGGCGTCACAAACGCCAGGTCGGCGATCAGCAGCGTGCCGGAGGGGACGTAACGGTCATACACCACTCCTACCTCGCCGAAGTCGGTGACGATCGTCTCGATGTTGAGGCCGCCGACATTGCGGCTCTGAGGCACGGCGCCGAGCGGAGTCGTGCCGAACAGGCCGGTGATCGCCTGCTTGACCGTGCTGTTGCCGAAGAGCACCGCGTTCTTGAAGGGCGCGCCGTGATCGGCCATGCTGGCCACAAGGGTGTTGATATGGGCCTTCGTCAGAGCGCCGCCGGCTGCCACGACGTTGGTCGTGATCGCCGTGATGATGCCGCGCATCTTGTTCGACTTCTCGGCCGCGCCACCGGAGACAGCCGCAGCCGCCTTCTGATACACGCCGTTGAGCATCGTGTACTCCACGTCGACCGCGATCTGCTCCAGGTTGCGCATCTTCTGATGCTCCACCGGGTCGGTGATCGGGTTGGTGCCCAGCAGGGACAGGCCGCTCAGCGTGGCGTTGTCGCTCATGCGCGCATAGGACACGCTGACCTGGCGCTGGAAGATCTGGCACACGTTGGTCGTCTGCGTCGGGACGTAGGTCGTCGGCGTAGGAGCCGTCAGCGAAGCCGTCTCGGTGATGTCGGGCTGAGCCGCGGTGTTGAGCGCTTCCTCGACGGAAACGGGGTACTCCCAGCCGGCAACGGCGCGGCCGCCGTTAGACAGGCCGCCGATCATCGTCAGGAACGGCGTCTGGTTGCCGCCGACAAGGAAAAGTTCGCCCACATAGTTGGGCAGGTTGAAAGTGTTTGCTGCTGCAGAAACATTAGCCATTTGTCATTCCTCCTGGTTTATTTTTCGTACATTTGCCTTTTGTAGATCATGGCTTCTTCGATCGCGCCGCGCTTGATCGCGTCCGCGTAAAGCGACGCCAGATCAGTCGCGGGCGAATTGTTCGCCGTCGGAGCCCCGCGGCCGCCGACAGCTGCACGCTGCGGGAAGATCTTTTTGAGCTCTTCGATATCTGCCTTGATGCTCGTCTCGTCTTCCCCGCGGATCCGATCGGCCAGCTCGGCCGGCAGTCCGGCATCGGCGGCAAGTCTGGACTTGAGGCTGCGCAGTTCCATCTGTCTGATCTGCGCCTCGAACTCCTTGACCCTCGCCTCGGCCTTTTCCCGCGCCGCGTTGGCTTTCTCCAGCTCGCTCAGCTGGCCCTGTTTGAGTTGATCAAGCTCTTCCTTGGCCTTCTTCAGCTCGCTGTAATCCGCGTATTTCTTCTGCTCGCGGCTCAGGCGGTCCGCGATCATGCGGTCCACGTCAGCCTGCGAAAATGTCCGCTCTCCCGTCCCCGTGTTCGCGGTGTTCTGCGAAACAGGATCCGTTGTGCCGCCCTGAACGGGCGTGTTTGTGGTGGTGCTGTCTGCCATTGTGTTTCCCTCCTGATTTTTACCGTCTCAGTGACGTGAATGTACGAAAAAGGCGGCCTCCATTGCGGAGGTCGCCTTGTCGTTATGGGGTTGTGTGATGCTTATCTGCTTATGCTTCTTCGGCAGCCGCATCAAGGATCATTTTCACGGCTGCCTTGCCGGCACGCGTCAGCTTCGGGGCGTTCAGATGCGTGATCAGCCCGTCGTCATACAGCGCTGCCAGATTGGTGCGAATCTCTTCCTGGCTGAATCCCAGTTTGATGCCGGACACCTGAAGGAGCATCTGCGTCTTGATCGGCAGGTGGTTGAGCTTCATTAAGCCGCTTGCTCCTCAAATTCTGGGATGTGAGAAGCGAGATGGAGCTCAACATCGGACATCTCTAAAAACTTGATGCAGGCTTCACGAGAGGTGTCATACTCGCCTTGCACATAGAAATCAGCTCTTCCTACTTCATGGATAAGTGCGGTCCATTTTTCTGTTTCAGGACGATATTTAATCTGATAAACACCGCCCCCGCCTCCATACTTTACATGTCCAGTTTTATCAAAAAGCGTATAGTAATATTCCGTAGTGCCGTTATCTCGCAAAAGTTGATTAAGCTGTTGAATATATTTCACTAACTCAACCCCTTTATCATCTTTGTCAATTTATAGGCCGGTTTTTCAGTACGATACTGTACTTCTCCGCCGGTTTTATCAAACCAAGGAAGTACTCTTGAAGCCTTAACAGGCAAGTCATTCAAAACGATAAAAGTATGTCGATTGTCTGTGGTTGGTTTCCCGGGTAATGCTAAACCATCAACATTTGCCCCAACATTAGCATAAAAACAGCCCGTTAATGGATTCCCATAACGTTCTAAACGCGTTCCTTTCTGAAGCGTAATAAGCTCTTCAGGATAATCGGCTCCGTTGTGAGGCGGATAAATCCACTCGCCTCTATCGTCCTTGTAGATGTCTTCCTTACCCTTAGTATACGGCTGATCGTGGTATTTTGCAACATCGGCAATGAGTTGAATCTTCTCTTCCATATCCAAATCATTGACGCCACGTACACGGTCGATCAACTTCAATTCGTCGGCATAGCCTTCATCTTCCTTGTCCGGAATATACAAGCTGAACGCGTGCCGGCAGTTGGGATGGAACAGCCCGTCCGCCTCGGCCTCCGTCATCGTCGGATAGTCCTTCGTCGCGCCGGTCAGGCTGACGATCTTGCCGTTCCAGGGCTTGCACATCTCGCATGTCGGCAGGTGGTAGGAAATGATCACGAGATCTTCGCCGTGCGCGATGAACTCGTTCTTGACGGCCTCGTTGTGGATCTTCATCACCGTCGTGCGCGCCAGCATCTCGACGTACGTGCTCATGTTCCACTCGCGGCCGGAACGGTCCACGAAGGCGACGAGTCCCTGGGCTTCGCCGGTCTTCTCCATCTCGCGGATCTTGCTGTTGATCGTCTCGTATCCGGAGACGGTCCCGGTGAGGATGCTGTCGAGCTCAAGCTGGCGGTAGATGTCGGCCGTCGTCCGGCCGGCGGTGGTCACCACGTCAGCCAGGCGCTCGCCGATCATCGACGAATAGACCTTCATCGCCTTTTCATGCACGCCGCCCATCTCGGCGACGATCGTGCCTTTTTCGATCACGCCCGCCGCTTCGAGCTGCTTCCGCGCCACCCTGATGCCTCCGCTGAACGCTGCCGTGACCATTTCGGCAGATACGCTTTCGCCGGTCTTCTTCAACTCCTCAAGCATCTTATAGACGGCTTTCAGTTCCTGTTCCAGCCTGCGGACTGACAGAGCCTTTTTCGTGCCCGCCTTCATGACCGCCTGCAGCAGCTTCGTGCTGATCTCCTTTTCAGCTCTTTTGTACAGCGCGATCAGGCGCGTCGCCTGTTCGTCGCCGGAGACGCGGCGGAAAGGCTCTTTTTTAGGCGCCGCTGCCGTCGTCATTGTCAGTCTTCGCCGCGAAGTTCACCGGTTCGGCGATCGCCGGCGTCTCCTTCTCGATCTGCTTCTGCTCGTCGGCTGCCTGCTTGTCGTCGAAATTATAGGCTCGCTTCATGGCGCTGACCTTCGACGTGATACCTGCAGCCACGGCCATGGCCTCGATCTGGACCGTCTCGGCCTCGTCATCCGGCAGACCGTCCTTCCACGAGATCACCGGCTCGACCGCCTTGCCGCTGTCCAGCAGCGCCGCCAGGCGGATCACTTCCCGCAGTCCGTCGTCGAAGCCGAGGCGGATGCGGTTGACCTTCGCCAGGGGAGCCATCAGTAGACGCTTGAGCGCGGAGCCGCTTTCAGCCAGGCCGCTCTTGACGTCGCCGAAGACGGCGGGGCTCGTCTCGCTGAGGATGTAGAACTGCTGGATCAGCTCGTCGATCTGCTTGAAGCTGCTGTCCAGCTGCGCGTTCCAGGCGATGTATCCCGGAGGCGTCTCACCCTCGTCGAGCGGCACATAGTCGCCGATGTCGGCCACGGTCTGCCCCGTCTCTTCATCCTTGCGAGTGTAATCCGGGCCGAACATCTTGGGATCCGCGTGTTTGTCGAGGATCCGCGCGTTCTGGGCGAAGCGGACCTCCAGTTCCTGGAGGATCGCCGTCAGGTCGGAATAGTCGTCGTGGCCGTACAGCCTTCCGCTCGTCGCCGTGTTGGCAATGTGGACGACCAGCGGCGCGTCGATCTCCGTGCGCTCTTCGGACTGCTCCAGCAGCTTGCCGATGCCCGCGGTTGGATTGAGCGCGCCGCCGTTGTGATCGTACACGCGGTACTCCACGCGGCCTGCCTCGTGGATCTCCACCTGAAGCCGCCCCGTCCCCTTCTCCGGATCGCCCGTCGGCCACGCCAGCACATGCGCGATGATTTCCGTGCAGTCCGTCTCGTTGACAACTGGGAACCAGCACGACGGATGGATCACGGCGACTTTCGTCCTGCCTGCGTCATCACGCCGCACCTTGAACACCGCATCGCCGAAGCGCGACGTGTCGACCGCCGCCTGATAGGCAGAGCGCCACAGGTTGAGCCGCTTGACCAGGTCGCTCAGGTACTGCGTCAGCCCGTCGTCCTTCGCGTCGCTCACGCCCGGCGTCTCGCCGATCAGCAGGTCAGCCCACAGCGTCGACAGACGCTTCGGCCAGGGCAGGCACATCTCCACGCTCATCTTCATCAGCGGATCGCGGCGGAAAAGACGCTGCCACACCTCGCGGAAAACGAGCTCATGCCGGCCGTCGAACAGCGCGTCGTTGTCGGCATATCGTTTCAGCCTGGCGCGTTCCAGCTCGTTCTTCGGCGGCCACGCAGCGCCCGGCTCCAGAAAACTGTAATCGGTATACATATTCCTTCACCTCTCAGAAGCCCAGGGGCTTGTACACGGGGCCGCGAGACCTTCCCGCGCGCCGTTTCTCCTCTATGCTGTACCGCAGCGCAGCCATCGCATCGTCGAAGAAATCGACCGGCTCGTCGAGATACTGGTTGCTCTGCGGATCCCGCTTCCACTTCCACGCCTCGATTTCCTTGATCGTGTTCCGGCAGCTTGGATGGATGTGGATCTTCGTCCCCTTCAGGTAGTCGATCTGCGCCTTGACGCTGTTCGGCTCCTTCCGCACACCCAGCGCGCGGTATCCGGCACGCCGCCACATCTTGATCCGGTCCGGCTCGGCCGAGTCGCACCACATGCGCACGCGCTTGTCGAGCCCGCGCTTGTCGGCCAGCTCGATGATCTCCGTCGTGTCCTTCTCGAAGCAGTACAGCTCACCGCATATATAAAGCTCGCCGTCCCTGAACCTCACGTCAAGGATGGCGTTGGCATGGTTGTACCCGAAATCCTGGGCATAGACGCGCGAATCGAACCTGTCATCCGCCACGACGAAATCCTCGATGCGGTAGTTCGTCAGGATCAGTCCGCCCGTCTCGCCCCACTCACCCAGACCGTACACGCGATAGCCCTCCGGATCCTGGACGCGCCTCAACTCCATGCGCCGGTAATAGCCCTCATCGATGAAGCGATTGTCGCGGTACGTGCTGTGATGCGTGAAGATGTCCGGACTCTCTATGTCGAAATACTTCCGTTTCAGCCAATGCGACGAGCTGACCGGATTGAACGTGAACGTGATCTGGTAATACAGGTTAGGATTGTCCAGGATACCGCGCAGACGATCGTCGAGAATGTCCACGTCCGCCTCTTCCAGCTCCGTCGCTTCCTCCACCCAGATCCATGTCAGCTTGCCCGAAGGGAAGCTGATCGACTTCACCCGCTCACGCTGGCGCGCGTCATTCATGCCGCGGAAGATGATCCGCGCGCCCGTCGTCACGCACGTCATCGCCAGCGGATTCGCCGTCACCTGCCAGATCAGCGGTGCTTTGCTGCCGCAGATGCGCGTGATCGCGCCGAACAGCTCGGCGAACGTGCTGTCCTTGTTCGATCCCTCCGCCTTGCGGACGACCAGCAGATTCGCGCCCCTGTAGCGCGGATCCATGAGCTTCAGCACGTAATCCTGTGCCACGTTCATGCTCTTGCCGCTGCCGGCGCTGCCCTTCATGGCGCGGTAGCGGCAGCGCGTGGCATTGGCCTCGCGAAAGACAGGATTGAACTTAACCGTCACCGTCGCCATAGTCGACCTGGATCCTCAGCTCGCCGTCCATCTGCACCGAGTCGCGGAACATGCCGAGATGCTTGCCGAGCAGTTCCAGCGCCTTGTTCGCGGCCTGCATGTACGGTGCTTCGTCGTGCTCCATCGACCGCTCCGCGATCTTCTTCAGATTCTTGACCACCCAGTCCTGCGTAATCTCCGTGCGCTCCTGGCGAGCTTTCAGGCGTTCGGCAAGCGCCTGCGTAATCCTAGTTTTTCCTAGTAGCTCGGGACCGATCTTGTCCGCGTTCCGCTCGCTATACCCTGCGCGCTTGGCAGCCGCCGTGGCGTTCAGGTCGATCAGGTATTCATCCACAAAGCGTTCCTGTTTCGGCGTCAGCTTCTCGCACACAGCGGCTCACCTCCGTTCGTGCATAAAAAAGCAGACGCTCCTGGGGGAGAGCGCCTGCCCGGTCCTAAGGTATTGGCTTTCGTTTTTCGCCGTTCGTTCACGATAGCATAATACCACGGACCTATGTGCCATTGTGTGCCATCCTTTCGGAAACGATCATGATGGCCTTGCGGTGCAGGCGATGTGTCTGTCTCCAGGCGTAGTTGATCGCCACGGCGATCTGCTCCCAGCGCTCGCCCTTGACATACCGCAGATACAGCAGCGTCTGCAGCCTTTCGTCCTCCACGCATTTGATCGCTGCCGTGATCTCGTCCACCGCTGCCGTGTACTTCATGATCTCGGCGGCGATTTTTGTGTCCAGATCGACCAGTCTGGCCACAGCGTCTGCCAGCGTCACCGGCTCCCCGCCCTGCGTGATGCTCCTGCTGTAATCCATCCCCCGCACGCCTTCGGCCAGCGCCTGCATCTGCCGCCGCTGCTCCTGCATCTTCATGATGCGGATCCGCAGCCAGTACGCACGGCTCAGCCAACGTATCGTTTCCTGCTCAGTCATGCGTTTTCCTCCCATGGCAGCAGCTCCGATTCAAGGACAATGCCATGCGCCTGCAACATATCCCTGTACTTCTCCGCCAGCTTCATCGCCTCGTTCCGCTCGGCGATCAGCTCATCGAGCGCCGCGCTCAGCCGGTCCATCCGTTCATCCACTACTGCCGCCTCCTCTCGATCCCGCGATTGATAACCGCGCCCACCACCTGCTCCATCAGGTTCGCCGCCGCGGCCGGATCCTCAAGCCATTCCCAGGGCGTGTGGAAGACGATCCAGCCCCTTTCGGCATATGCGTTCCCCTTCTCCATATCCGCCAACGCCCCGCTGGCCCGGTTGTGCCGCCCATAGATCCACAGCCCACCGTCGATCTCCACCGCCACTCGCGCAGCAGGAAAAGCGATATCCGACCGCCAGCGCCGCTTCGCATCCGCCGCGAAACGGAATTCAGTCTCAAACTGCTCCCCCGTCTGCCGCTCCACTTCACGGGCGAAGTCCAGCTTGAGCTTATCCCTCGCGGCGTTGCGGAGCACCGCGTCAGACGTTTTGATCATGCGCAGCCTCCTCCAGCAAGCTCGGATTGTCGTGAACGTTGCCAATGACTTTCACGTTGTTGAACGAACCACTAAAAATCCCCGGTCCTTTGTACATGAATCCGCTTTTATCCCAAAAGACGACAGCATGAAAGATAAAGTCAAAATGGATTCCGTCTCTCTCACAGCATCCGCGATTCACTTCGATAATGTCGCCTTCATAGATTTCCTTGTCGTTCCTGTCCAACAGCCCCGTGTACTGGCCGACGGTGTCGGGGTCGACACAACGGAAATGGAAGGCTGATGGCGTTGCTATAGCTGGCTGCCCTGACTCGTTCATATGCAGACTCCCGTATAACCATTTATCGAGATGCTTTCCTCGGAACTTTATCTCACGCATCGTCGCTCACCTCTGCTTCCTCAAGCGCTGCGTCGATTGCATCAATCGCTTCATCGAGCGTGCTGTCAAGCTCTTCGATTGAGGCATATAAGCCCTCCAGGGCTTCTTTGACATATTTCAGTTCGTCCCTAATGTCCACGAGATAATCAGATTTCATCGTTCTCCGTCTCCTTTCACACCTCGATCCCCAGCACGCTCTCCCAGGCCTTCAGCAGATCAGCGTCCGTCGGCTCACGGCCCTCCGTCATGATCGCGACTCGTTCGTCATAGGCGTCCCAGAGAGCCGGCCAGGCTGAATCGTCATGCAGCATCACGATCGCCTCGAACACTTTCAGCGGCAGCCGCTCCCATTCTTCGCGCAGACGAACGACGTGAGACGGGTCGATCTTCGTCATGAGCCAGTTAAAAAAGTCTTTCACCGTCCGCATTTGTAACTATCCTTTCCGATTTCGCCTGAGTATCGCGCCGGTCTTTTACTTCGTTCCGCGCCCAAATGACCGAACCTGGGGGGAATCCCGTGAGGTTTTTCTCACGGGTTCCCCCGGTAGGTTATTGGGTTATTTTTGTATTAGTGCCTATCAGGTACTGAAATATCTCTCTATAGGGTTTTAGTACCTGTCAGGGACTAAATTTTGCATTTCCGTACCTAGTAAGCACTTTTAAGATTAAACAATGTTTTTATTTTCCCTTCTTTGTAATATACAGAACATCATCAATCGTGAAAGTTGCGTACTGATTTGCCTTTTTGATCTCCTTTTTGATCGTAGATTCCGCCGGTTTCCCGTTCACCTGCATATACCCGACGATCTCCTTCAGCGGCACATTGCCGCCGCCGCAGGCTTCATAGGCCTCGTCCAGGTCGTGCGCCCAGTCGTCGGCCGTGCGCTGCGTTTTCCCCACGCCTTTGCCACGGGCCACCGTCTCGCCGTTTTTCGCCTCGGCCAGGAAGTTCCACACGTCCAGCCTGTGCAGCGGATAGTCGAACCACAGCCGCACCGGCGCGGGCGGCGCGAACTCGCGCAGCGTGCCGCACATCTCCCAGCCCGTCAGCGTGTTCGAGCAGTGCGGGTTCTGTCCCGCATAGCGGTCGATCATGCCCGGCTCCACCTTCAGCTCCAGCAGGTCGAGGATCGCGTCCGGATCGCGGGCGAACACGCCGCTGCCGCTCGACCGGTCGGCGCTCTTGCTGTACTTCGCGCCGGCGCCTTTGCTGTGATGGTGACAGTAGACCATCGCCGCTTCCAGTTCCAGGCAGACGCGGTCGAAGTACGAACAGAACTCCGCCATCTCCGTCGCGTCGTTCTCGTCGCCCGTGATCACCTTATAGATCGGGTCGAGGATCACCGCTTCCAGCTTCGCCGGCTTGAAACGGCGGATCAGGAACGGCGCCAG